ATGATAATATTATATTATCAGATAAGAAGTCCGAGTTCTTATCTGATGTAACTTACTTATCATGTACTGCAGAGCTAGTTCTTTCTAGCTCACTAGCAATTACTTTCCTAATATTATAGATATTTTTTTCTATCCAATTGTCTATACTTATGTAGTTGCTAGTGAGGTGGCAAGAGCTACCAGGAAGAGAGATGTGGAACTTATGGAAGAAAAAGAAGTTCAAGAAACAGCTGTAACTGTAGCTGAAAATAACAGTTATGAAATGTCTACAGGAATATTTGGAGGAAATCATAATCGTGATGTTAGAAAAGTAACTAATCTAGATTTAGATGATGAATCACAAGCTGATATGTTACTTAATTCTATGCAAGATGTTGATTATAAATTAAATGATTTTGTAGATAAAGAAATAGAAGTAGTAGGATTCTATGCTGTTGAAAGACCACAAGAACAATTTAATGAAGAAACAGGAGAAGCTTATACTAGATATAAACATGTTCTTATGTTATTTGATAAGGATGGAAAAAGTTATGTAACTGGATCTAATGCTTGTTTTATGTCTTTTAATGATATTGTAACAATTAAAGGAGAGCCTACTAAAGAAAATCCTTTAGTATTAAAACCTATTAAAGTAGATGCTGAAGCTAAAGGACATTCATATTTAAAACTTAAATTAGTAACTAAAAAGGAGAAATAATATGAATAGAGATGATTTAATTTTAGTTAAAAATATTATTGATTCTATAGAAAGAGATTTGACTAAAGAAGAATCTAATTTATTAGATAGAATTAATACTATTTTAGAATTTGATGAAGTTCAAACTAAGTTTAATAAAGATACTAAAGCTTTTAATGAAAAGATGAAAGCTTTATCAGAAAAAGCTGGAGAATAATCCAGTTTTTATTATAGGAGGATTAATTATGAAATATGCTATTTATCCATTTGAATATATGAGAATAACTCAAAGACATGATGAGGGAAATCATTTACCACATTGGAATCCATTTAAAAATTATTCAGATAAACCCTGGGATGAAGCTTGTCAAGATGTAGGAAGAAGTTATTTTATTCCAATGAATGATATTATAATAGATGAAGTTCAAATATCTACTAGAAGTATAAGAGTAACTACTGTTGATGAAGTTAAAATACCTTATCAAGAAAATCCTGTTAAACTTCATATAACCCTAACTCACATGAAAGAAACTGATTTAAGAAAATTAAAAGTAGGTCAAGTTGTAAAAGCTGGAACTAAATTAATATTAGAGGGAGATGAAGGAGGAGCTTATGGATATCATTTTCATTGTACTGCTAATATAGGAACTTATTATGGATTTAAAAAGAATAGTAATGGAAAATGGTGTTTTGTTTATGAAAAATCACTTATTCCTACAGAAGCTTTTTATTTAGATTCTAACTTTACTCATGTTATTAATTCTAAAGGTTATAATTTCTTAGAAGTTCCTAATATAATTAAAAAAGGAGATTCATCTGAAGAAATTTCTAAAATTGATTATTTTTTAGCTCAACAAGTTTATGGAAATTATTATGGAGATTATACTGAAGCATGTGTTGAAGTATATAAAAAGAAGCATAATATTTCTGGAGGTGGAAGTTATATAGATCAAGAAACTTTAGATTCTATGAAAAAAGATGGATTAAAATTATGAGAGCAAACACTAGATATATAGCTGATGATGGTTATGAAATATGTGAGTTTCCTTTTGAATACTTATATATGAGTCAGGATGAGGGAGGAGATTATTCACATGTAAATACTTATAATATAGATTTTCTAGGATGGGGAGCAAATGGAAGAATATATAATTGCCCTTTTTATGCTCCTGTTACTTTAGAATGTATTAGAGTTAGTTCAGATTCAGATAATAACAGAGTATATCAGAGTATTAATAAAGTTCATTTAGCTGATGGAAGTTTAGATTATTTAACTATAACTTTCGCTCATGATAATACTCCAATTCATAATGTAGGAGATATTATAATTCAGGGAGAACTTTTAGGACATACTGGAACAGCTGGATATGTTACTGGAGATCATACACATTCTTGCTGTGGTAAAGGATTATATCAGGGATATACTGAGAGAGAGGGAGGACATTGGGATTTAACTAATAGAGTTCATTATTGGTTAGCTACTTATGTTAATGATACTATTATAGTTAATGGATTTAATCATAACTGGATAGAATATTCTGATATTCCACCTACTCCACCAGCTCCATCTGGATATATATTAAAAGGTAAGTTTCCTTTTGTATTATATGCTAATAAGTTAAGAAAATTAAGAGAAAAATCACAAAATAAATGAAATGTCAATAGTATATTGACATTTTTTTACATTTATAATATTATTAAATTAGAAAGGAGAATGTCTATGGCAAAGTTAACTAAAGAGGAGTTAATTAAAAAAGTATCAGAAAAAATAGAAGATACTGATTTACAACTAGAATTAATGGAAGATATTACTGATTCTTTCATGGATGGAGAAGATGTTGATAAAGCTGAATTAGATAAAGTTTCTAAAGAACTTGCTGATTTAAAAGAAAAATATCGTTCAAGATTTTTGGAAGTTAAGGAAGTTGTAGAAGCTGTTGAGGAAGCTAAAGAAGAAGTGACTGATTCTGAAGATGAATTAAAAGAAGAAGAAGTAATAGATATTCAAGAGATTTAAGGAGGGATATTATATGAGTAAATCTAAAAATGTTTTAGGCGCTAAAAATAGTGCTGAATTATTATCCTATATCATTAATGTTACTCCAGAACTTAGAGATGAAATAGATTTACCAGTTCAAGGAAAATCAATTTTACCTATAGGTAAAATAATTGTTAATAATGAAAGATATAAAAATGCTTTTATTAATACAGTTAATTTAATAGGATTAACAGTAATTAAGAGAAATGGTTGGGATAATCCATGGGACTTTACAAAAAGAGGAACATTAAGATTCGGACAGCAAGTTAGAGAAATTATTATGGATTTAGCTGAAGTATTTGATTATAATACTTATGCTAATGATACATCTAAGTTCTTAGAAAATAGTGTTCCAGATGTATATAATTATATACATGAAATTAATTTTCAAAAATGGTATAGAACTACAACTTCAGATGAGCAATTAGCTATGGCTTTTGAAACTGAAGATAGTTTATTAAATTTCATAGATGAAACTATTGGTATGCTTTATCAAAGTTTAATGTATGATGAGTTCTTAGTTGATAAATACCAATTATGTAGAAGAATACTAGATGGAACAGTAACTCCAGTATATATTAATAATTTTGCTTCTCTTACTCCAAGAGAAAGAGTAACTATAATGAAAGGTATTTCTAATAAAATGACTTTCAGAAGTAGAAACTATAATCCAGCTGGAATAAGAAAAGCCACAGCTTTTGAAAATCAAATTATGATTTTAAACTGTGAATATGATGCTGAAATAACTACTGAAGTTTTAGCTACATCATTCTTTAGAAATGATGCTGAAATGAAGATTCAAAGTAAATTAGTAGATTCATTTAGTGATACTGATACAGCCAGATTAGTAGAAGTTTTAGGAGATGCTTATGTTCCATTTACTGAAACTGAAAAAGCTGAGTTAGAAACTATTCCAGCTGTAATAATTTCTCGTGAATGGTTTATGGATTATGATTATGCTATGAATAATGAAACAGGAGATAGAAAATATACTGAGTTCTATAATCCTACTACATTAAAGAATAATCACTATCTACATTATTGGGGAGTTAAATCATCTTCACCATTTGAAAATGCTGTTGTATTTACTACTGAAGCTCCAGAAGTTACAAGTGTAACAGTATCTCCAGAAAGTGCTACTTTACCAGCTGGAATGTCAGTTGATATGAAAGCTACTGTAGTTACAGCTGGATTTGTTAATAAAGCTGTTGTATGGAGTTTGTCTGAAGATGCTCCAGCTACTATAGATAATAAAGGACATTTAGTTATCAATAGTGATGCAACTAGTGCAACTGAAATAACAGTAACAGCTACATCAGTTTATGATTCTACTGTTTCTGGAACTGCTACTATTACTGTAGCTTAGTAAAATAAAGAGCTAGTAATAGCTCTTTATTTGTTAAAAGGAGGGATTATATGAAAAGTAGAGTTGTAAACTCTCAATTAAATAATTATAAAACTTATTTAGCTTATAAGTTAAAAATGATGACTTTAGCTGAAAATGTTTTTCAATTTAAAAATATGAATCCTTTTATTGATTTAGCTTTTATAAACTCAGAATTAGTAACTAAAGGAAGTATAGCTTTTTTTAAAGATGAAGTTATGGGATTAATTGCTTTACCATATACATCAGTAGGAAGTTTAGATATTTATGGTAGACCTACTAAAATAGCTGTTATTCCAAAGAATGGAGTTTATAATAGAATATTAAGAAGTGATGAGTTTGTTATTATGTATGATAATGACTCACATTTACCTATATATCCTAATATAGTTCAAAGTGCTGAAAGATTAGCACTTATTAAAAGAACTATTGATATTAATATAAAACAACAAAGAACTCCTAGATATTTTAAAACTAGTGAAGAAAATCAGAAAACAGTACAGAATCTTTTAAATAATGTAGATTCTGAAGTTGATACAGTATTTACTTATGATAATGTAGATTTAGAAGAAACTACAGGAACATTAGTTCCAGCTCCTTATGTAGCTGATAAATTAAATCAGGAAAAACATGAGGAATGGGCTGAGTTCTTAGAACTTATAGGAATAACTAATGTTTCAGTACAAAAAAGAGAAAGAGTTATAAGAGATGAAATAATATGCTCTATGGGAGGAACTATAGCTAGTAGATATTCTAGATTTTCATCTAGAAAAAGAGCTATAGATGAAATTAATGAAAAGTTCAAAGAAAATATAGAAGTTGAGTTTTATGATGGACTTCCTACTACTATAGAGAATGTTGATGAGTTTTTAAATAATTCTAATATAGAAAGTGAGGTAGATGAAAATGTTTCTAATGATGTTTCCTATGAATAAACTTAGAAAAGAATTGTCTATGTGTGATCTACCTCCTACTCTATACTCTATTATGGAATCTATTGTTAATTATGATAGAGATGATAAAGTTAAAATTAAAGATTTAGCTTCTTATTCTAGAACTGTTATATTTGATTTTAATTATCCTTTATCAGTAAATATTAATAAAGCTGAGTTTGAAACATTATTTTTAAAGCATTACATGTTTAGAAGAATTAACTATGATACTGTATTAGCTTTTAAACTTCATTTAGAAGTTAAACTAAATGAAATAATGCCTAAATATAATAAAATGTTAGAGGGATTTAATAATTTAAATTTTTTAGGAGATACTGAAGTTCACACTAGAACACAAGTAGATTCTAAAACAACTAATACATCTTCATCTAATAGTTTAAGTAATAATACTTTAGATGATACTACTTCAAAAACTAAATATTCAGATACTCCTCAGGATCATTTAGAAGATATTACAGATGGAAGTTATATTTCAGAATATACTGAAGTAAATAACTCTGGAGAATCTTCTTCTAAATCTACTTCATCAGGAACTAATAACTCTACAGATAAGGGAAACTTAACAGAAAATATTACTATTCATAGAGCTGATTCTATAGATGAATATAAAAAATATTTAGAAGTTATGTCATCTATCTATGAAATGATATTTAAAGAATGTGATGTTTTATTCTATGGATTAGTTTAGGAGGAAATATGGAAGATTTTATAACAGCAATAGCTAATATAAATGATACTAAAAATGTATTTATAATATGTGGAGTATTTATAACATTTGATATTATAACAGGTTATTTAAAAGCTTTTAAGTTTAAAAAAGTTAATTCATCTGTCTCTAGTGATGGATATATAAAAAAACTAGGATGGATAACAGCTATAATACTAGGATATTTAATAAAATCATTAGTTAATGTTGATATGTTTTTATATTTATCTAGTTTAGTGTGTATAGCAACTGAGGGAATATCAATATATGAAAACTTAGGAGAAATAGGAGTTAAACTAAAGTTTAAAAAATATTTTGAAAAGTTAAAAGATAAGGAGGAAGAAGTATGATAGAAAAGAAAGATTTTAAAAAACTTAGTCCATTTAAAGGATGGGTACTTGAAAACTTTCCTTTTATAGAAGCTGATTTTGATGCTATTACTGAATATCAATTATATTGTAAAATAGTTGAATACCTTAATAAAGTAATATATAATCAAAAACTTTTAGAAGATTCAGATAATGAATTAGTAGATGCATTTAATGAATTAAAAAATTATGTAGATACTTATATTATATCTATTCCAGATTTTAAACAAGCTATTGATTTAATAAATGAAAGATTAAATGAGTTAGCTTTACAAGTAGATAATAATACTTCTAATATTTCATTACTTAATGGAAAAATAGATTCTGAAATTGAAACTCTAGATTCTAAATTATCTACACTAATAGAACAAAATTTTAATGTTTTAAAAAATTATGTAGATGATAATGTTAGATTTTTAAATAATAAAATTGATAACTTAAATATCACAGATCTTAGAGTTTATGATCCTACTACAGGATTATTCAGTCCACTTCAATTAGTTTTAACTAATATAGCTCAATTATCTAATAAAGATGGACTTACAGCTTCAGAGTTTGATAATTTAGATTTAACTGTTACAGCTTTTGAATCATATCAAATAACAGCTTATGAATTTGATTCAAGTGGAAAAATAATTTTAGTATAAAGGAGGAATAAAATATGAAAAAACTAAAATTAAATATACAAAAATTTGCTAGTACAAATTCAACTACACATTATAATCTATCTCAATATATAGCTACAGATAAACCTACATATTTAGTAGATTATAATGGAGATATGTTAAAAATTGATACAGCAATTTATAATGCTATGAGTAAAGCTACTGATAATGAAACTCATATAGGAACTATGAATAATTTAACTACTACTGAAAAATCTAATTTAGTAGGAGCTATTAATGAAGTCAATACTCAAGTTGTAACTAATACAGGAAATATATCTCAAAACACTTTAGATATTTCAGCTAACAGTACTAAAATAGGAAGTCTAGTTGATTTAGCTACTACTTATAAAACTAATTTAGTAGGAGCTATTAATGAAGTTAAAGCTGAAGCTAATATTAATAAAGATAATATAGAAAAGTTTAACTTTACAAATTTTAAAACATATAGTACTAATGAAATAACTGTTTCACAGGGTACAATTTCAAATACATCACTTACAGTTGCAACTAATGATGACGGGTCAATTGGTAAAATATATGGCGAATTAACATTAGCATTATCAAATGTATCAGGTGTAATTACTTTAAAATTACCAAGTGCTTTAAGACCAACTAATTATATTTATATAAATTCACTTGGTAATTTAATTTATTTTACATCACAAGGTATTGCAAACGCATATTCACAAGGTTTATCAATTAAAACTAATGGAGAAATTGAATTTGCTATCAATGTTGATCCTAGTATTACTAATGTTAGATTTATCTATATACCTGCACTATTATTTATGAAAGATTTTGGAGATACTCCTAATATTTAAAAATAAAAAGAACTCAATATGAGTTCTTTTTTATTTTAATTAATATCATTACTTACAGAATAATCTCCTAAATTATTATGATTATTCCATAAAGTAATACCTAATCTAAACATATTATTAATTTGATTAAGATCATTAGCTGGAATCATTATTCCATTATGATTATTACAATAACATAAAGTTTCTTCATTTCCTATCATTATATAATTATAATTTTCTCTATGAAGCATGTTTGGAATTTTAACACTATTTACTTGATAACCACATCTAGAAAAATAACCATCTATTATTTCAGCAAATTCTGTCTTAATAGACATTTGATAAAATGTAGGAGCTATCTTACCAGCTGAGAACATTACATCACTAGAGTTTACATTTCCCTCAGCTTGATCTGGAGCTAAAGAATGTTGATATACTTGTCCTATAGTAGAAGCTATACTTAATCCTCCACTTGATATATTACCAGCTCCAGCTACAGCTCCTACTCCACTAGCTGACATTAATATTCCTCCACCTACTTGTAAAGCTCCTGTTAATATAGATGTAGCTATATTAATTCCATTTTGAGTTAGCCAGTTAGTGTATACATCATTAGTCCAACTTCCTATAGGTAGTTTAGCATTATTTATACTTTCTCCAAAGTTACATGATGCTATAAAATTAGATTCAGATTCTATTCCTTTATAATTTCTAGGAATTGTTTTAATTCCACATCCAGCACTAATAGAACCTAAACTAGCAAAAACACAATATAAAGGATTCTTAAAATATTCATATTTATATATAGCTGTAGATCCTGCATTATTATCAGCTAATATATAAATATAAGGATATGTTAATAATTTATTATTTTTAGGAGTATATCCTACATTTCCCTCTCCTAATATATTTCTTCTTCTTAAAACTACTTCTCCTAAAGAATAATAACTATTATTAGATGGTATATAAGCAAAGTTTATTAAACCAGTAGTATCTTGCCTCCACTGAGGACTTGTTCCTAAAAAACTAGAGGGAATCATAAATAAACTATATATAGCTTCTATTTTACTAGCATTATTATATCTAGCAATTAATCTGTTTACATCTACATTAGTTTTTAAAACTACATAAGTTAATCCACTTACTACTTTATTATAAAACTTATCAGGAGTTTCATTAGTTAATATATCATCACTTATTCCAGCACATATATAATAACTGTTTCCATCATAAGTTAAATCTTCTACTCCAGCTATTATATAATCTCCTGTTTCAACATTTTCTGGAACTGTGTGAAGTCCTATAGAATCATCTTCAACATGTTCTCTTATAACATAACAAGCCTTAGGACTCCAATAACTCCACCAAGTAGAAAATAAATCTATAGTATAATATATTTTAGTAGTAGCATTAGATATATATTCTACTTTATCTATAAAAGCAAAAAACCATTTATTAGAATAATCAGGATTTTGAAAAGCTATATAATTACTCTGTAAAGATTGAGAATATGGAACTTCTACTTTTATAGCTCCATCATCTCTTAAAAAACTAAATTTATTTCCAGCATAAACTAAATTATTCTGATTAGTTATTAATTCTATCATTTGTTGTTCTGAATATTTTAAAACATTTTTATAATTTTTATCTAACTTTATATTTTTAGCTAAATAAATAACACTATCTCTCATATTATCTCCTCACTTTCTTATACTAAAATCAATAGCTTGTTTAAAATCTGTTCCACATAAATCAGATGAATAGAATATATTCCCCTCTCTGAATGTAGATAAAATTTTTTTTATTCTATCATTATTGATAGTTAAATCATATATATTCCTCTGATATCTTTTATTTAATTTTACCACATCTGAAAATATTAGTAAATTATCTTTAAACTCTTTCTCATATGGATATATAAACCATACACATTCTTTAGAATCATTATCTTTTAATAATTCTCCTAAAAACTTAAACTCTTTATACATAAATCCTATTCTATATAATAACTTATAATTATTTTTTCCTTTAGGTAGATGAGGTTGAGGATCACTTTGCCATGTTCCCTTATTTAACATATCTTTATGTTTACCAATAGAAAAACTACTTTTTCCGGATGATTTACAATATTCTATAGCTAACTTAATTTTAATAGGATTATTATCTTCATCTAAAGTTCCAGTATCTAACATTTTAGTTATAATAGTTCCCTGTTCCTGTTTAGATACTATAGACTGTAAATCCCAGTCAGTTAGATAAGGACATACTCTTGAAATAGTATTACCAACTAACCACATTCTAACTATACCTCTTTTTCTATCTACTGTATTCCAGAAGTTAATTAATTTATCAGGCTCATTAGCTAAATAAACTGATCTAGACATAAACTCCTCAAAAATAATATTTTTAACATCTAAATAACTAGCTCCAGCATAGTGCTGTTCTGTTGATAGTGCTACTACATATCCTACTTTTTCTCCTCTTTTAACTTTACCAGTTTCTATATTATACTTTCCTAAATATACTTCTTTTCTATAATAAGTTATAATATTAAATTCATTATTAGTTAGAGTAGCTATATCTACATCAGCAAAATATCTCTCTATTTTTTCTGTAGATATTTCTTCTCTTAATCTTCTAACTAATATAAATCTATCTCTTTTCATTCCATCTTTAATCATAGATTCTAAAAATGGAATAATAGCTTTTTTATGTTTTACTTGATAACTTTTACCATTACTTCTTTCTCCCCATATAATATTAATTAAAGCATTTTCTTTATCTATATTATCTAAATTATAATGAATCTTATCTTGTTTACTCATCTTATTCTCTTTTCTGATTCTTTTAATATGTTAATATTTTTCTCATATTCAGATAAAAACTTTTTAAGATTCATCATAAGTTCTAATTTAGTATAATTTGATAAACTACTTACACTAATAGCATCTATTATAATATCTGTTGCTTCTAATAATTCTTCATTACTCATTATCTATCACTTCCCTATATATAATTTAGCTATTTCTTTTTCTATTTCTTTTCTTACTAATTTATATTTTTCTTCTGGATAATATCCTCCAGCTAAATAACTTCTATCTAATTTTAATCTTTTAGCTATATCAGATATTTTTATATTAAAAAACTTTTTCATATATTTATAATCTTCTGTATTAATACTTTTTGCTATTCTCATTTATAACCTCCATAATTCATCCTCACATACTACATAACCTAAATATGTATTTCCTTTTTTTATTTTACCATAATAACATTTTTTATTAAAATCTGGAAGAAAATCTCCTCTTCTTAAACAAAAATTTAAACAAGCTATATTACCATGTAAAGCTTTTTCATCTATTTCATCTGGAGTTAAAGTTCTCTCAATAAAAATCTCTTTTCCTCCAATTTTTTGATGCTTTACTTTAAACTTAACAAAAGTTCTCATTTTTTCTCCCTCAATTCTTTTTTATATTTCTTTTCTCTAATTTTCATTTGTTTTATAGTATCTCTTGCTATATCTAATTGACATCTTAATTCTTCTATTCTTTTTAAATAAATATTTTCTTGTTCTAATATATTTTCATATTTTAACTTATATGTATTTCTTTGTTTTAATAATTTTAAATTAATCATTTTTTCTCCTCATAATTATATATAATATTACTGCTATTATATATAAAATAATTCCTACTTCATTTAAACCTATTTTCATATTTACTCCTTATAAATACTTCTCTTAGAAGAATCATCTGAAAGTAAATGACAGTAATCTAATGCTTTTCCTAGAGTATAGCTATTAGGTAATATACAGCATCCAGATTTATCTGTTATTTTATATTCTATTCCATTATAATCTTTTAATATATGTTCTTCTTGATTATCTACATAAAATAACAGATTTTTATTAGTATCTTTATATCTAAAAATAAAACCATCTTTAAAATTTTTTAAATCTTTTAAAGCTTTAGCTCCACTTTTAGGAACTCCAGCTACTGTTATTTTAATTTCTCCATCTTCTTTAACAGCATATTTTTTAGCTCCTTGAGTTATAAACTCTTGATAGTTTCCCTCATATTCAAATAATCCTAACATGTGTTCTTTTCCTTTATTATCTTTAGGGCTAAACTTTTCAAGTGGAATATTTAACTTTCTTGAAGTAAACTCAATTCTATTTTTTACTGTCTGATTATATTTTTCTATTATTGTCTTATCATATCCTTTAATTAATTTTATTGAATCTGTATCACAATATATAACATACTTATCTAATTTCATAACATTTCTAAGTAAATTATTCCTAGCATAAGCTGTAACCCATACTCCATAACTAAATGATAAGAATCCAGCTTTTTTATCTTCTTCTAATTTTTCTAATATTTCTTCATTAGTAAGTGGAACTTCATTCCAGATATTATCTTTAAACTCTACTTCATCTTTAATATTATTTGTTACAGTCATTCCATATAAAGCATTAAACTTTTGTTTCTCTAATTGATATTCTAATTCCTTTTCTTTAACTCCCTTATATTTAGTTTTAGCTACATATTTGTTTAATATAAAATGTATATATGTTACTGGTAAATATGAATATACTGAATAATAACTTTCAACTATTTCATATTTACATGTATAACTATCTAAATATAGCTTTAAATCTACATCTGTAAGAATCATTTCAAAACTCTTAGCTTCTATGATTCTTCCATTATCATATTTAGCTCCTCTTAAATCAATACACTTAGAGGATGATATAAAATTATTATAATATTTACTCTTAACATCTGAAAACTTAACTCTTAAAAGATAAGCAAAATTATTATTCATTTCTTCTCTAGTTTTTATAAAACATTCTTTAAACTCTGTAGATGGAAATCTATAAGCTACCATTACATAAGGATAAGCTGATGTTTCATCAAAAGAATCTACATCTTTAATAACCTCATCAGTATAAATATAATTAGCATGAGTATAACCACCTTGAAAACTAGCTACTAACATATTATAAATATGAGGATCTGTGTTTATACTTTTTCTTACTTTAGCTTTATAAGAATAGTTATCCTTGATAACATCTTTTAATTCTTTTCTTACATGTCCTGTAGATGTTACTGGAATCTTATCTACTCTTAAATAAGTTTTAAGCTCAAATAATATATAATAATAAACTACTAAACAATCATACTCACAATATCCTAGTTCTTTTTCTGTTAATGGTGTTTCTGAATGTCTTATCTTAGAATAATCTAAATCTCCTACTTTCTTTTCTACTGGTAGATTATATATAGATGGAAGTTTCTCTAATTTAGCATTAGTCATAAAATAACTACATCTAAGTTCTATATTCATGTTCTTAATCTCACATTTTATAACCTTATGACTTTTTCTAGCAAATACATTCTCCATTTCAAAAACAGAATATAAGTATTGGAACTCAAATGCTAAATTATGAATAAATATTATCTTTTTTTCTGGAATATATACTGTTATTTTATGTAAGAAATCTTTTAATTCACTCCAAGTTCTTCCATAATAAATAGTATCATTTATTCCAAGCATCCAGATATACATACAGCTACATTTAATAGCTCTATCTTTTTCTTCTTGTGATAATGAATCATATTCTAACCCATTATGTTGTTTTTCATCTAAGAAAAAATAGGATGATGTTTCAATATCTAATGTATAGATATTATTATCAACTAATTTTCTTTTTCCTAATATTTTCTTTTCATGAAAAATCCATTTACTATAATGAAGCACTTAATTTATTATATATCCTAATAAGTTTATCTTTCATATCACTATCAGAATATAAAGAATCTTTATCTATATACATTTCAATTTTTCTAAGGAAAGCTTCAGGCGAATCATTATTTCTTTTAGAATCCATTAATAAAATATATAAATCTGATGGAGGTATATATTGAGTTACATCTTGAAAATCTGGAACATTAAAAAAATCATATAAAGTATTAACTTCATCATTAGTTAACTCATCTTCATCAAAATCAGTAACTATATTACTTATATTTTGTTTAGTTTGCTTTTCTATTTCCATTATTCCTTTAATAGTAGAAGTTTTACTACTTAAAAAATTATTTACAGCTTTATTTATTAATCTTAATTCTTGAATACTCATATCTTTATTTATCTTTATTTCTCCATCATGTAAATAATCACTTATTCTATCATTTAGTTTTTTAGTAGCCCATGTTCCAGATGGATATCTTCTAATATCAACTGTTTTAACTTTAGTTCTTTTACCATTTTTATTAGTTATATAATAACTTCCTTTTCTTTCAAATCTTTTAGTTTTAGGATTATATTTTCCTTTATTAATATCAACTCCTCTCTCTAATTTAGATATTCTTTTATTTGCTTCTTTAACAAGCTTTATAGTATCTCTATATAAATTATTTCTATTCATATTTCCTCCAATGTTTCACATGAAACTATGTTACTGTTTATATTTTATATAATATTCTATAAACTCTTTTAATGCAACTGTTAAAAGATTATTTTCTTTATTCATTTCAAAAATAAAGTTATCTATATCTAGAATCATATTAGATTTTTTATCTTCAATATAATCTGATAAGTTATTATCAATTATATTAAATATATCATTTTTAAATGATACCAGATAATCTTCTATATCAGAATGAATTTTAATTTTTAATTCTTCTATATCCATATTATCTAACCTCCTTAATTTAATAATAGCATAATTTTATTTTTATATCAAT